CAATTTAAAACAACTTTTCTAATTTCTTCTTTGGATAACTTGTAATCGTCTTTTAAATAGTTATTATACAAGTTCAAAGCAAATTCATAATGAAACGTTTCATCTCTAAGAATAAGTTCATTCATGGCTCCAAGACCTGGCATCTTATTACGGCTTCTAAACCAGAACACACCAGAGAATACGCTTGAAAAAGCAATTCCCTCAACACAAGCAAAAGCCAGTAATCTGTGAGCAAATGACGGATGTTGAATCCAATTTTCAGCCCATTCAGCTTTTTTGGCAACCGCTATGTTTGTTTCCATTGAATTGAATAGCTCATCCTTTTCATGTAAATTTTTGATATACGTATCAATCAATAAAGAATACCCATTGGCGTGAACTTGTTCAATAAAGGTCTGATGACCATAAAAATATTGAGCCTCAAGCAATTCAACCTCATTTAAGAAGTTTGTGGCTAGGTTATCAATAACCAAACCATCAGAAATAGCAAAAAATGCCAATATGTTTTTTAGATAAATTTTTTCATTATCTTTTAACTCATCAAATTTATCTTTGCTTAAATCAATTTCTTCAGCTACCCAAGTTTGCGACTCGGCTTTTTTATACATTTGCCATAAATCATCATTTATGATTGGAAAAATGGAATAACGTTTTTTTAAATTTTTATCTTTTAAATACATTTTTTTTATTTTAATTGTTTGGTTGCACTCCATTAAGTGCTTCTTTTCTGTTTTTCATAGATTCTAAAACTGCGTTTACTCTTAATTGTTCAGAGTCTTTTGTGTCTTGTTTGAATTCTGTTCTTGTTCTACCACCCTTGCTTTGACCCATATCAATTTGAATCTTGGCATTATCGAAAGTAATATCTTCAAATACAACACCATCCTTACCAAAACGTGATTTAAGGATAGCCATTGTTGCGGTACCGTTTTCTTTTTGGTCTAAGTTTTTTGCTATTGATACTATAAAGTGACCTATTTGTCCTTTCTTGATTGAACCACCCATTTGGTTTGCCTCTACTACGCTTGCACCTATAGAACTTCTATTGCCTTGTACAGCTGTCCACCCAACTAGGTCAAATTCAACAAGCATTGATTCAAATTGTCTCATTACATTACCTTCACCAGCATATACATCATCGAAATGTTTTGAAGGTTGAACCACATCTATGTAATCCAATAATACCATGTCTGGTCTAAACCCTTCTGCTATAAGCTTTCTGATATATTGTCTAATAATAGGAATAGTAGTACCATCACTAGGAAATTTTTTTAATTTTATTATACCACCACCTTCTTTTGAAGCAATTTGTTTTTCACGACATAAACCCATAATTTCTTCTTTGTGAATTGATAAATTGTTCAATTCAATCCCAGTCCAACAAGCCAAGTGTTTTCTTTGAATTACCTTTGGGTTGTCTTCAAAAAATATTTGTAAAACATTATGACCATCGTTTTTAGCAGTGTTTGCCAATTTGGTAATCATGGTCGTTTTTCCAACCCCAAAAGCAGCCAAAATAACACCCAATTCTCCCTTTGATAAACCACCATCCATGTATTCATCTAAACCGTTGATACCTGTCCTAATTGGTTTTCTGAAATCGTCCATCAACACATCTTTTATGTTATCAAAGACATCCATACCATCGTCTTTGCTATCGCCGTGCTCTATGGCTTTTTTTAAGATTTCTTCACATTCATCATACCTTTCAATATCACCAGTATCAATAATCTTTTGGATTTGTTTTATTGATTTTTTTAGCTCTTGTTGCTTACAGAATTTCATTGCAATATCTTGCACCTTTAATGTATCATATAAACTAGCTTCTTTTACCCTAGCAAGTTGTTTGATTACAAATTTTTGTTGTACATCGTCTTTTATATCTTCTAACAATCTAAATTCGATGCTACCCATGTCTGGAACAATATCGTCTTTAACTTTGGCATCTTTTATAACAGCCGCCATTACCTTCATATAGGGGTCCTCAAAATAATTAGGGTCAATTATATCAATTATTGAGTTGGCAAAACGTGTATCTGTTAAGATTTGAGCCATTAATCTTAGTTGATAATCGTAACCTAAATACCCTAAATTATCTTTATTTATTTTTGCCATTAGTTATATTTAACTTTAAAAAACATGTTATAATAAATATCTAAAAACGTTAGCTTAGGCTAACACTTTAGTATATTTTTTTTGACTCAAGAAATAACGTATCTCACCCATAATCAATGGAATGATTTCTTTGATGTCAACAGCATATCTAACTTTTGGTGGGAAGAAATTACCAGAAAACATTGATTTTCCAACCATTTTCTTATCTATTTTGATTTCAAATTGAAAGTTGTCAATTCTTTCGAAAATATTTCTTGGTATTTGGTCTTGGTTAGAAGAATACATGTTATGATAACCCCATAAGTAATCAATAGCTTTGTTTTTTAGGTGTTTAGGTATGATACCCATTTCACCATATGAACCCATACTCATACTACAAATAGAATCCATCAAATTTTTCATTTCTAAAGATGAAATAGATTCTTCGTTAAAGTCACGGATGTCAAAATACCGTTGGCAGATGATTTTGTTGTTAATGTAAAGAATAAATTCGAATCTTTGTTCTTGAATTTTTTTAGGTTCGAAAGTTGTTTTGTTTGATGGATTTGTTGTCATCGTTTTGTTTTTATAATTAAAAAATATTTTCTCTATTGATAAGTTTTTTGAACGGAAATAAGAAGTCATTGAATCTTGCCTCGCCTAGTGACTTATCTAACCCATCTCTTTTCATCATACTAAAAACATTCTTAAGTTCTCGGCCAGATGAGTCAAGGGTACCTTCTATTAAATGTTTTATCTCTCTTATTCCGTCTTCAGTCATCATTGGTTGATTCAGATTAACAAGTCGTTCATTTATTTCATAAATCTTGTCTTTTTGAACACCATCAGTTATTTTGTTTATGATATTATCCAATATCTTAAGAGGTTTCTTTTTGTTTTCGATTCGTTCTAATTGTTGTTTTTTCGCATTGTCTATTATTTCATTTAAAGTTACTTTTCTTTCTTTCAATTCTGGGAATAATTTAACCAACGTATCTTCACCTAAACCTTTTATACCTTTGATTGTATCACTGGTATCACCCACCATAGTTTTCATAAGAACTGAATTACCTTGGTGAAAACAAAAGTACGAAGAATAATTGGATAAACCAACATATTCTTTTAAATCTAAGAAATAAATACGTATGTCGTTGGATATGAGTTGTAAAAAATCACGGTCTGTTGACACGATGGTTATTTTTTCGTTCACCCGTTTGTTTAGACAACAGTATGCTATGAAATCATCACTTTCAATAATCTCGTGCTTTAGCTGTCTTACATACATTTCACTTAAATATTCCCAAACAACCCTACGTTGCTGTAATTCTGATTCGTCTATTGGGTGAGTTCCGTTTATATAGTCTTTGCCCCTACCACTCTTATATGGCTCGTAAATATCATATCTAAGTTTACCACTTAGGTTACCGTCCCAGAACACATATACTCTGTGGTATAAATCATCAATTAATAACTTTCTAAGTATTGTTAGGAACGCATATAAACCACCAATGTGTTGACCATGCTCGTTGTATGTATTTTTAGCACCGAAAAAGCCATGTTTAAACAAGGCATTTCCGTCTACTAAAAGTGTGTTTTGTGTCTTCTCAACGATTTCACCATTACGTGGTGGTCTTCTATTCACATTATTATATTAAAGGGTTATTACTCTTTTTCGTATGCGTTCGTATCTAAATCATATTCTTTGATATCGAAGTCGTCAAAGTTTGTGTTTAGTTTTTTGTTGATAAAATCTTTTTGTTCTTTTACATAGTTATTCTTTTCACTTGGATTAATAAAACCATGTGGTGTTGAACAAATACTACCCATTAACTCAATACCATTTACGTGATTTTTCACACACTCGATATCAGTCATCACACCAAATTGATAATCTTTACCACCTTGCGTTGCACTAAGTTTCTTGGCACTAGATGTAGACTTACCACCCATGTGGAATATCATACGTACACCATATTTGAAACCTTCACCACCATTGTGCATGATTGTTGGTTGCCCTACAGCGTTTGGTCTTAACCAAATCTTTTGTACCACAACGAATGTGTTGATATAAGGAGCACCTTCTCTTCTTGATGCTGGAATTCTGTAATTAAGAATTGATTCAAATTCTCTTTTTAAAGCACCAGCGGTCCACATGTTGTTATTTGTGTTTGACATAGCACCTTGGTAACAACCAATTGAACCAATTGAATCCCAAAGAAATGTAATATTGTGAGGGAATTCACCCTTAGCTTGTTTGTCAAGAATTTCATTGATTAATTTAGCGATATCTTCAACCACTGGAATAAATCTTTGTGGTTCTGTTTTCATCTTGGCATCTTTGTAATCATAGTTTTGATACAAAGCTAATAAATCACTACCGCCAAAGTACATAAAATCTGGTCCATCATAATCAACAACTACACCATCTTCATCAATAATTTCTTCAAATTTAAAACCCACTAATTTAGCGTGTTCCCAGTTAAAACTACCTTCAGTGTCAATGATGATACAATAATCACCTAATTTTTGTGCACCAGCTAACGATTCATAAATACCTGTTGATTTACCAACATCAGAGAACCCTCTAAATTGCGTTGTATACCCACGAGGAACTCCAGGGACACCCACCGCATCATGAAACGCTTTTTTAAAAGGTATCCACGTTAATTCTTTTTCTTTTACAACTTGCGAACCTAAACCCAAGTTCTTTTTAAATGACGTGTTGTCAAATGATTTTTTTCCGATTGACTCTGTTTTTTCACCAGTTTTGCTTGGTTTCTTACTCATTTTATAATAATTTTATTTTTGTTATTTTCTAGTACAAAAAAAGGAGATTTCTCTCCTTTCCTTGTTTAATGTAAAACACTAATTAAAATGGGAGGTCATCGACTTCATCTTCAGTAGATGTTGTAATTGGGTTCAAAGTTGTTGTAACAGTTTTTACACCAGCTTTTACATTTTCAACACCTAGTGTCAACTCACTATTCAAATTATTATCTTCTTCAGTTGCAGCTAAAGATACCTTATCAACAAAACATTTATTCTCTTTGTCCCACGCTGGAGTTCCACCTTTTACGATGATTTCCAAGTAGTCGTAAGTTTTAACAGCATAAACATCTTCCCATGTTCTTGTATCGGCCAACCATTCAGCTGATTGTGTTGCATCTTCAGAAAGCGGTGATGGGTCCAATGAAGCAACAGCAGATACAACTGGAACATTGTTTTGATTTCTATTGATACTCAACACAAGGTCACGACCAGTTTCAGCATTCGTAATGTCTTTTTTAATCGCATTAACAACACCTATGATTTTGTCATAGATACCTTCTTTACGATAGTCATGGTTAAATCTCCAGAATTTAACACCTTCTTCTTGGTTCTCTCTGTCAATTACTTTGACGATATACATCAATTTGGCGTTGTATTTTTTAGCTAATTCTTTATCAGTATCTTTGCCAGTAGATAATAAAGCTGCACGAGCTTCGCAGAACGGACAAGCTTCATTTTTTTCATGTTGTAAACACGCAAATGTTTTCCATTCACCATCAACTTGGATTTTATGACCATAAAATTCTGTGAATGCTGTGCCCTTTGCAACTGGAAGGATTCTGATTGTTTTTGTTGCAGACTTAACACCTTCTTTAATAAAGGTATTAAAATAATTTTTAAGGTCGTAAACCTTATCAGTTTTCTTTTCGTACTTGGGTTTGTTGTTGGCCTCGTACTGTTCTAGCATAGCTATTAGTGGGTTTTGTTCTGTACTCATTTTTTCTTTTTTTTGTTTATATATAATTGTTATTTTTCTCTTTTAGTTATTACAAATATACGATATTATCTGTAAAAGTCAAGCAAAATCTACAACTAAATTTTACCCAAAAAGGCTTGTTTTAGCGGTATTTTTACAAAGATACGAATCATTTTTGGATATTGCAAGTTGCCAAATAAAAATAACTTATAAAAATAAAAAAGCCCCTAATTAGGAGCTTTTTTTATTTGTGTATTTTTATTTATACGTCTTCTTCGTCATAATCCCGTATGGTTTCTTCATCATAAGGATTATCATTTATAGAAAATGATTTTCTAAGGTTGGCATCACTATATGATGAATCAACATCATCTTTGGTTAGCACATATTCTTTTGGTTTTTCTTTGCCCATGACATCATAAGCACCTCCTTTGTCGGCCCAATAATCAGTTAATTTTTGATTGAAAGGATAAGAACTCAAAGACCTCATTTCCATTTTTTCAACTGGTGTGGGGTTGCGTTTGATGATTTCTTTTTCCAAACCTTCGATTTTATCAGAAATCTTGGACATACTAGCGACACGTGATTCTAAATCAGTTAATTTTTGTAAAAGCATTTCAGAGTTTTTACTAGCCATGTCAGCAGCACGTTTGGCTTCTTCTGAACCCTTTACCAAAGAAGTAACATCAACTTCAACATCATTACTAGCTGGAGCAGCTGGTTCTGGTGTAGGTTCTTCAGCTGGAGCATCTGGTTCTGGAATATCACTAGTAGATTCTTCACCATCAGCATCACCAGCATCAACACCCAAATCAGCGGCTACTTTATCAGCAGCACTATTTGCATTGTCTTCTGGTTTTAAATCACTTGGTGCTTCGTCAGCCTCTTCCAATTGTTCATAACCTAGTATAAGGTCTTTGTACTCTGGTATTTCTTTTTTTTCTTGGTAAAAATCATATTCAGTTAAGAATTTGAATTTTCCAATTTCTTCTTTCAATAATTCTGGGTTAAATTTTTTCTTTTTCATAGATTAAAATAATAATTGTCTTCCGTCTTCTGTTATTATCTTTTTATTGATTCGCTCAACTAGGCTCTTATCACCTTTTATGATACAAACACCAGAACTACAATCCATATCTGGATTTTGACCATTTTCTAACATAGCATCCAAGGCTTTATTTAAAACCTCAGCTTTTTTATCATCATTTTTTTTATTTATTTTGTTTTCCATAACTTATAATTTTATTGTCGTTATTTTTACTATAAATATCACGAATCTATTAAAAAACCCTTTCAATGTTGAAAATGCCTAGCTCTTTACCGTTTATAAGTATGATTTTGTTTTGGTATTCATCCCAATTAATCTTAAATGACTTATAATCGGTATTTCCAGCTGAAGTACCCATGGTTTGGTCAATAAGTTTATTAAGTGCGTTGATTGTATATAGGGCATTGCCCTTTTTGTGGATAGGGATAGCACTAGGGAATAAATCTTTTAGATTCATTCGCTTGCCTTCTGGTATTATCAATTTAAATGTTATAATAACCTTGGATTCATCATCTAGGTTTTTATAACAAAAAACTTTGTTTTTGGTAATATTAAATTTGGCCTCAAGGTATTCAAGGAACCATTCAACTCTCTCTGGAAATATGAATGAGGCTAGTAGTATTGTTTTGTCCATTTCTTATCGAATATAAAAAAGGTAGATACCTTACTTTGTTATCCAAAGCCTCAATATTTTTTTTATATTCTATAAGTATCTTAGTTTCATCCAAAAAGACTCTACTAATTACGTTGATTCTACTTTTTATTTTGTTTGTGTCAATACCCATGAAACCCAATAGTTTCAAGTCAATTCCGAATATAAAACCCTCACCATAAACATATAACATTTGTTCATTTAAAAAAGCAATCGGGTCTTTTAACGAATATATTTTTTTGATGATTTTTATTAGTGTTTTTCCTTTGTATTGTATAGGGTCAACAAATATATAACTAAGGTCACTGGTCAAATCAGCGTAAACCTTGGATATAAACCATTTTAAATCTGACTCGTACTTGTCACGTTTTTCGGTCCTTTTAAATGTCCAATATTTGTTTTCACCCAATGATATATTGATGATGTCAAAGTCTGGGTATAGATTGTTGACTATATCGTACCCAATGATTAACGTTGGCAATCCGTCAATTATTTCATTGACGGAATTTACCACGTTGAATTCTTCTGGAGCTTCTACTTTGCTAGTTGATACAATATTGGCAATCTTCATATTGCAAAGGTACGAAAAAAATTATTAAAATACAAGATTATA